CGAGATCCAAAGAGGTGCGCTATGGGACAGCGTAGGCGACACGCATTATCGGCGCATCGAGACGTACATCGATCAGCTTTGGGCTTACTCAGACGAGCAGGCGGCTATGCTCGGCGCGCTGTGCGGGACAGAGTAGCCCGTGGATACGGGCGTCTCCTGGTCGCATTGTGGGTATGTACGCTGTGGAGGCGCTGATGTGCAGAGCGACCAACGCGAGGAGGATGTAGCATGAGCGATGACGCCCTGCGCGCCATACTTGATGAGCAGCGCAAGACGAACGAGTTGCTGGTGCTGCTTATTGATGCGCTCGCGGATGAGCAGGACGAGGACGCACCGTCACAGCCCGCGACCTACCTTGATGGCACGCAAGAATGATCGAGCAACGCCCCTGGCGCTACCTGTATAACACAAAGCAATGGAAGTCATTACGTAGTCATCAGCTGTCAACGCATCCATTGTGCAAGTTCTGCCATCAGCAAGGCCAGGTAACGGCAGCAGGAGTGGTTGATCACATAGAGCCACACAAGGGCAACCGTGAACTGTTCTTTTCACCGAACAACCTACAGTCGCTTTGCAAGAACCATCATGACTCATCTAAGCAAAGAGCCGAGAGCCGAGGTGTCAAAGAGATAGGCGCCGACACTACAGGCGCACCACTTGACCCGACTCATCACTGGCATGCGGGGAGGGGGTAGGTTAAACGTCAAAAACCATGCCAACTAAGACCGCCGCCATAGTTATTTTTTATTACTAAGTGTCTTGAGACTACTATGACCAAACGCGCAAGATCAGATAGCGCCGCTGGCCTTACTGAGATCACTCAGGGGGCTTTAAGCGGCCCCCCCAAGCCTCCGGCAGGGGTAACAATCAGCGATGCCGTGCAGCCCTTCTGGGAGCTTGTAACGACAGCAAAGGCAAAGCGTGGCTGGACCAAGAATGATCTGGTTATGGCGGCAGAAGTGGCTCGGTGCATGTATCGGCTTGAGGTTATATCTGCAGAGCTTGAGAAGCACCTGGCGCTCTCGCTTGTACCGGCACTGGAAGGCGAAGAAGAAATGTTCGACTCGAAAGAAATGGAGAAGCGGGCCGATACACTGGCTAAGCGCGTTCGAATGCTGAGCGCTCATCTGCAGATCCATGCCGAGGCCACGCAGGGCAAGTCTGTTAAGCAGGTGGATCAGAATGCAGCCCATAAGCAGGCATCCAACTTCTCAGAATCTACAGAGGACGACGGCCTGCTGGCCAAGCCGGTGCACTAATGGCCAAGAAAATGAGCCGAGGCGAGCGGGTAATCGCGTTCGTTGAAACGTACTGCCGGGTTCCAGAGGGCAAACTGATTGGCGAACCGCTTAAACTGGCACCGTTTCAGAAGAGATTCCTTCGCCAAGTCTATGACAACAAGGCAGGAACCAGCACAGCATATCTAAGCATCGCCAGAAAGAACGGGAAGACAGGTCTGATTGCAGGCATCTTGCTGGCTCACTTAGTTGGTCCAGAGGCAAGACAGAACTCACAAATAGTATCCGGCGCAATGAGCCGGGAGCAAGCGGGCATTGTGTTTAGCCTGGCCTGCAAGATGATTAATTTTAACCCTGCCCTGCAGGAGATCGTCCACATCATCCCGAGCAGCAAGCGGTTAATTGGCAAGCCGATGAACGTAGAGTATAGGGCGCTGGCAGCCGAGGGAAAGACGACACACGGCCTTTCACCAGTGCTTGCGATACTGGATGAGGTTGGCCAGGTACGCGGCCCCAAAGATGACTTCATTGATGCGATCACAACGGCCCAGGGCGCACACGACAACCCCTTATTGATTGCCATCAGCACCCAGGCCGCCACCGATGCAGACCTGTTCTCGGTGTGGCTTGATGACGCAGAGCGATCAAAAGACCCGCACATCGTCAGCCATGTTTATTCGGCCAGTCCGGAGAGCAAGCTGATAAGCAAAAAGGCATGGAAAGAAGCCAACCCTGCGCTGGGACTCTTCCGGTCGCTGTCGGATCTTGAGAAGCAGGCAGAGCGAGCCGACAGAATGCCAAGTTCAGAGAACACGTTCAGGAATCTTTGTCTGAATCAGCGCGTCTCGACGGTCAGCCCGTTTGTGTCGCACGACGTGTGGCAGTCCTGCGCCGCCGAGCCCGAGGCGCTGACGGGAATGGTCGCCTATGCCGGCCTTGACCTGTCGGCCCGCACCGACCTTACCGCATGCGTGGTCGTTGGTCGTGACGCCGATGGTGTAGCGCACGTTCACCCCTATTTCTGGACGCCCGAGCAGGGCCTCCACGAGCGCGCCAAGACCGACCGCGTGCCATATGACGTCTGGGTGCGCGAGGGCTGGCTACGCACAACGCCTGGCGCCACCGTCGATTATTCGTTCGTGGCCGCCGAGATGGCCGAGATAATGAGCGAGCTGGACGTGGAGCAGGTGGCCTTCGACCGCTGGCGCATCGACGTCTTCCAGAAGGACGCCGACAGCATCGGCGCGACCTTCCCGCTCGCCCCGTTCGGCCAGGGATTCAAGGACATGAGCCCGGCTATCGACGTGCTCGAGGCGGATATCCTCAACGGGCGGTTGCGCCACGGCGGGCATCCGGTGCTGACCATGTGCGCCGCTAATGCCGTGGTTACGAAAGACGCTGCCGGAAACCGCAAGATGGACAAGCACAAGGCCACCGGGCGCATCGACGGAATGGTGGCCCTCGCCATGGCGCTGGGTGTGGCAGGCCATGCGGGAGAGTCTATCGACCTCGATTCCTTCCTCTTTGACCCATTGGTGCTTTAATGAGCTTATTCAGTTCGCTAAGCGGATTCTTCAGATCACCGGGAGCGCCGCCACGAGTTGACGGGCTGCAATCGGGCGGGCCTACCGGGTACGGAACATCTGCAGCTGCAGACGTTAGCTTTGATACTGCGATGCAGATCAGTCCGGTCTGGGCTGCGGTCAAGCTGATCTCTGAATCAATCGGCTCCATGCCGTTTAATATTTATGAGGTAGGGCCGGAAGGCCGCGAGGTTGCGGTCAACCATCCGCTACACCGCGTATTGACTCAAAGGCCAAACCAGTATCAGACTGACGTAGAGTTTTGGGAAAGCATGGCCTTGAACTTGGCCATCAGCGGCAATGCCTACGCCATCATTCAGCGTTCAGGCTCCCGTATCATTGGATTGCTGCCCGTATCATCTTCGCAGATTGAAACGACACTGCTTACTGATGGCACGGTGATTCACACTTACACGACCGGCGCAAACGTCAAGGTCTACACCGATCAGACGATGTGGCATGTCAAGTTGTTCGGGAATGGCATCGTGGGATTGTCCCCGCTGTCTTATGCGCGGAACTCTATCGGCATCGCTATTGCAGCCGACAACCGTGTAAGCAAGATTTACAGCAACGGTGCAAAGCCATCCGGCATCCTGACCATTGATAAGACATTGACCGAACCGCAGCGCAAACAGATACGCACTGCCTTTGCGGGACTGGAAGAAGGCAACGAGGACAAGTTGTTTGTACTTGAGGCAGGAATGGATTACACACAGGTCAGCATGAGCCCGCAGGATATACAGCTGCTGGACTCCAGGCGATTCCAGATCGAGGACATCGGCCGCTTCTTCGGCGTGCCGTCGATACTTCTGAACCAGACCTTTGGACAATCGTCACTTGGCTCCAACGTCTACGAAATACTTTCAGCTTTTTACAAATTGAACCTGCGCCCCTACCTTGAAAAGTTTGAAGCCTCTGTGCCTCGTTGGTTAATGGAGCCTGGTGACGCCGCAAAATATGAATGTGAATTTGATTTCGACGCCGCCTTACTGCGTGCTGACCTGAAGACGCGCATGGACGCCAATCGAATTGCCGTCAACTCAGGACAGCTAACGCCAAATGAGGCCCGTATTAGCGAAGGCAGACCAGCCCTTGACGGCGGTGATCAACTACTTATCCAGGGTGCCATGGTGCCTATCCAGCAAGCCGGCCAGAAGCCTGGGGAGATCCCAAATGAAACGGAAGAATCTTAACCTTGACGCAACCGGTCTGAAAATGTCCGGGGAGGGCCGCAAGTTCAGCGGTTATGCCTCAGTGTTCGGCGGGGTGGATAGCTACGGCGACACCATCATGCCAGGCGCTTACAAGAGCACCATCGGAGAAAGGCCCCGGCCCATTGCTATGCGTTGGAATCACCACGGCCCAATCATTGGCAAGTGGGTAAGCATGAAAGAGGACGAGACGGGTCTGTACGTTGAAGGCGAGCTAACACAAGGACACTCCGTTGCTGATGACGCTTACGCACTACTGAAGCACGGTGCAGTCACCGGCCTTTCAATCGGCTACCGAACCATCAAAGAGATGGAAAACGAGACTGGCGGCTATAATCTACAGGAGATTGATCTTGTCGAGGTCAGCATCGTGGAGTCCCCCGCCGATCTCGCGGCACAAGTTGGCGACGTGAAGTCTGCTATTGAAGACTCCGGGTCACTGAAAGAAGTAGAGCGCCTCCTGCGTGATGCAGGCGGCTTTTCGAGGACTGAAGCGCAGACGCTGGTGTCTCGAATCAAGTCCCTAGTTCAGAGCGATTCTGACCTTAAAAGCCAGCCCGCAGAGATTGCGAGCGCATTCCAGCACTGCAAGCTTTAAATCATCAGGAGAACACCATGACCGACGAAATCAAAACCCAGGTTGAAGACGGCTTTAAGAGCCTTCAGGCGCAGCTTGACTCACGACTGAAAGAGCACACTGCCCAAATCGAAAAGAACGGCGAGGCGTCCACTGAGCTGACCGGAACCATCGACGAGCTTTCCGCGAAGTACAAGGAAATGCGCGACGAGCTGGCAGACCTGGCACAGCGTCAGACCCCTGCGTCTATCGAAGCGCAGAAGGCAAAGACTGCCGGCGCTGAGTTCATCAGCTCCGACCAGTTTAAGGCAATGGCCTCTGGCGAGCGAGAAAAAGCCCGCATCGAAGTCAAGAATACCGTAGTCAGCGGCGATAACATGCCGTTCGAGATGCAGCGCCCCGGCGTCATCCCAGGCAGCTTCGCGCCGATGACTATTCGGCAGATGATTCCGACTATCACAGTAGCGAGCAATTCCGTTAGCTCACTGCGCGAACTGTCATTCACAAATAATGCCGCAGAAGTTGCAGAAGGCGCACTAAAGCCTGAGTCTGATATCACGTTTGAGCCTTATAACGTGCAAATCGAGACCGTGGCCCACTGGATCAAGGTGAGCAACCAGCTGTTGGCTGACGCGCCTGCAGTTGCCGCGTACATCGACACACGTCTACGTGACGGCTTGGCTCAGCGCATTGACCGCCAGTTGCTGCTTGGCGATGGTGTAACTCCTAACCTGTCCGGTTTGACCGACGCAGGCAACTTCACCGCTTTCACCCCGACCTCCGGCGCTAACTTGGTTGAGTCTATCAACAAGGCCAAGTACAACCGTTGGGCAGTGGGCGAAGTAGTGGATACCGTCGTCGTCAACCCCGCAGACTGGGCTGCTATGGAACTGCTGCGCGAAGGCTCCGGCACTGGCGCGTACCTGTACGGCGCACCCGGCACCAACGGTGGCGCACAGCCGTTCGGCGTATCAGTGGTTATGTCTCAGTACATGCCCGCTGGTAGCTTCCTGATCGGCAGCTTGCGTAGCTCGGCCATCATCTACCAGCGTCAGGGCGCGGTGGTTGAGATGGGCTTTGTGAACGACGATTTTGTGAAAAATCTCGTAACGGTCCGGGCGGAAGAGCGTCTCGGCCTCGGCGTCGATCGCCCGGCTGGCATCATGTACGGTGACATTACCGCAGTATAAGGATAAGGCGGGGCTTCGGCCCCGCCAAACCTTGGAGGCTATATGAAATACAAAGCCCTAAAGTCCTTTCTTCACGACGAACTCGGACGTGTTGAGAAAGGCGCCGAATTTAACGCAACCGCCGCGCAGCTATCTGGAGTCCGGGCGTTTGTTGAAGTTTACAAGACCAAAGTAATCCATGAGGTGCCGAATGACAGTCCTGACACTGATGGAGATCAAGACGCACCTTCGGCTCGAGGCGGACGAAACCGCCGAGGACGCGCTGCTCACAAGTCTGAATGAGGCAGCGCACGACCACGCCGAGAAGTACATCGGGCGCGCCATCCCCTGGGACGACTCCGAGGGCGTCGTGGTGCCGCTACCGGCAAGCGTGAGAGCCGCCATGCTGCTGATTATTGGCGACCTGTACGAGAACCGCGAAGCGCAGATCGTGGGCGTTAGCGTCGAGGATAACCCGACCACCTGGCGCCTGCTGCACTTATACCGCGTGGGGCTGGGCATATGAGAGCCGGACGACTCCGCCACCGCGTGAAGATCCAGCAGCCCACGACCGCGCAAGACCCGAATACCGGCGAGCAGGTGCCGGGCTGGTCCGATGTGGCGACCGTGTGGGCGTCCGTCGATCCGTTTTCGGTGCGCGAATTCGTCGACGCTGGTGCCGAACAGTCGTCGGTATCGTCCCGCGTCCTGATGCGCTATCGCAGCGACGTGACGGCTGCCATGCGGCTGTCCTGGCGGGGCAAGGTCTACAACATCCACGGCGTCCTTCCCGACCCCGACTCGGGGCTCGAGTGGCTGACGCTGCCCGTCTCGCAGGGCGTCGACGACGGCAACTGATAATCCCAGGAGAATCCCATGGCACAGACCATCATCCTAGCACCAGGCAGTAGCGCCGCAACATCTACCGACATCGTCGTCCCGGCTGGCGATGTCGTGACCGTGGGCATCTACACCGCCATCGCTGCCGTAGCGCCGACCGGGGCGCGCTTCTCTGTCATGCAGGGCACGCCAGGCGCTGACAACGTCTTGGCGAGCCTCAACAACTACTCGCGCACCACCGCGCTCGTGGGCCCAGGCACCTACCGCGTCACGCGCCCGGCGTATGCCGGCACCGGATTCGGCGTGTTCACGGAGGCGTAACCATGGGCGTGACGCACAAGCTGACGCACAAGCTGACGAACAAGCTGACGAACAAGCTGACGCAGCCCCTTGTCTGGGTCCTTGCATCTACTCCAGCCATCCAGAGTCTCATCACAACCCTCTTCAGCGCAGGCGAGCAGGGTGCGATGTACATCTCCAAGCCCGTCGTGCAGGGCAGCCAGGTGCTGTTTCAGGACAGCGCAGGCACTACGCCCGTCACCGATGATGGCGATCCCACGGGCCTGATTGATGACCTCTCGGGCAATGGGCTCGACGCCACGCAAGCTATCTCTGCCAGCCGTATGACCTACGCTAACAACTACCTGCTCCCAGATGGCGCGGACGACAACTTCGACATCCCGCTGGGTACAAACTTCGTGGGTGACTTCGCACTTGTAATGGACTCGGGTGTGATCTTCGGCTCTATCGACACCGGGGCGACGGACGGTTGGGCGTATACCGTCGATCCTCTCTACATC